TACTTGATATTGATGTTATATCGTTACTATTGACATTATCATCAATACCACCACCATAAGAATACTTGATAGTAAGTGTTGTATTAGAAGGTGCTAAACCAAAAGCTTTTGTATTTAAAAAGTTACTTGGGTCGAATGCCTTTGTTAAAAAACTTGGACTACCAGGTAAAGTCGAACCTACCATAGAAGGGTTTGGTATAATTTCTTCATCTGGATTATTAGATATACCTGCACCAAATCTTAATACCGAAGAATCATTTTGGTCAATATATCTTGTGAATCTACGAGATGTTTTATTTAGTTTAAGAATATAAGGTGATACCTCTCTATTAATTACCGAAGTAGGGTCATTAGTTGCATTGTTTTCAATATCAGCAAATACTGTATCTCTTGCCAATGAATCAACTTCAGACCAATTGTTACCATCACTATCAGTACAAGAAATAACTTCTATAACTTTTGGATTTGATAATTTTATTTGTGTATATTTTTCTGCACTACCAAATGTAAATGTTTCAGTAACTATATTACCACTTTCTGCTTTTACTTGTTTTTTTAATAAATACTTTGTAGGTATATTATCTTCAGTTTCGAAGATTGTAATGTCACGTGGTTCATAAGAACTTGAAAACTTAAAATTAACATCTTCTAAAGTTCTAAATGTAGTACCAGTGCTAGTTGATGTGAGTTGAGTACCCGCCTTAACATTAAGTGCATATCTTTCATCAGGTTTTTCGTTAAGTGCAGGTACAGTTTGAAATACATCTAACACTACTGAAGCTGGGGCTGTAACATTTGGCTTATAACCAAAAGATTGAGCTATGTTATACACATTTCTTTTTTCTTCTGCGTAAGCTAAAAGTGATTCTTTAAATTGTGAATCAATATAATAAGAAAGAACATCACCAACATAAGCTGCCATTTCGATGAACATCATACCAGGTGATGACTCGTTGAAGTCATTGTATGTGTTTGGAAAATATACTTTAGCAAATTCAATTAAATTATCTCTAAAGTCACTAAAGTCTTTATTAAGATAATTGACTTGTTTTACCATATTCTTTTTTGTACTTGTTCTAGCCATTTAATTTTCCTATCTTCTATATTGTAAACCATCTGAACCAACAACCAAAGTAGCTCCGTATGATGCATCTAAAGTTATTGATTCCATTGTTTGTGGATTTAACGTAGTAGAAAATTTTACTTCTACAAAGATTTTATTTTTATCACCTTCTTCTGTAAGTGTGTTTACTTCTTGAATATTGATATAAGGTAACCAAACACCAGTTGCTCTTCTAACTTCTTCTTCGAGTCTTATTGGAAGTTCATCGTTTTGTTGTTCAAAACACAACTCTCTCAATCTACTACCAAATTCAGGTTGACCTACTCGTTCACCTACTTGAGTTAATAACAAGTTTCTTAAATTATGTCTTGATTGTTGTAATGAATTTTTAGTTAAGGCAAAGTCATTATTTATATCTCTTCGTAATGGAAAAGATAATCCAATATAAGTATTGGAATTCATATCATCTTCTCTTGCGCTCATTAATTACCTTTTTTATTATTCATAGCTTTCATTAAATCTGAATAGTCTCGTGTTAAAGCATTTGTTACGTGTTCTGGGACTTGTTCTGAATTTACACCTGCTTTTTTCATAGTATCTACAGCTACCATATCACGTTCAACTTCTTCAGGTTGACTGTAACCCATTAACTCTGCCATACGATTTGTATCAAAAGCTTTTCCAGTTACAGTAGGATATTCATTTTGTTGAGATTTAGATAAACCAGCAGTTTCATTTAAAATGTTATTGATAGTTTCGTCTTTAGAATATTTTACTTCTTTTTTTGGTGAAGAAACTTGTTTAGTGACTTCTGGAAGGACTTCTTCTAAAGTAGGTGAAGATTCTTCTTTTATAAATATCTTCTGTACTTCTTTTTGTACTTCTCTACGGACTACTTCTCGTATTATTTTTACAAGGCCTTTTTTAGTCATAATAACTCCTATGTATTATTTTGATTAATTTTTTTAATTTTATCTAATGAGGCTACTGTTTTTGGTACTTTAAGTGCATCTAATTTAGATAAATCTACTTCAGGTAATTCTGGTACCTCAGGTAATTCTGGTATTTCAGGTAGTTTAAAATCTGGGTCTGCTGTCATCACTTGAAAATTTAAAAACGACAAATTAAGTATTGAATCAGACACAGTATTAATATCTTTTAATAATTTAGCAGCATCAGTACCTACCTTTGGCCATAGTTGACTACCTGCTGAAACTAATATAGATTGTATACCAGTCAATACACCAACTATACTGTTTTGAAATTCTAACATTTTTTGACCATTAACTGTTGGTAACATTGGTGCTCTCGGGTCACCCATTTTTATCGTATTAAATTTTGTAGCATTTAAACTAATTTCACCTGCTTTTAAAAATATATTTCTGTCTCCAGTAATAAATATATCATTCGATTTTATTTTAATTTTTTTATTATCAACATCAGTATTATCAATACCACCTTCTAAATATATAGATGAATCATCTTTATTTAAATTTTCTACTACATCTTTACCTCTGTGACCTGCTACTATTTTTATTTGAGGCTTTTGTTTGTTTGAACCAAACTTTATAGAATGCCCATATCTACCTTCAAAAACAATATCACCTTCATTAATACGAATAGGTTGAACATCTTTTCTTTCAAATGTCTTACCATATTTAGTATTTTCTACATAATTACCAGCGGCTCCTGGTATAGAGTTTTCATTAACAGAACCTTTACGATTTATAATACCTGTATAATAGTGTTGTCCATTATATTCTAAAACCACAACGTGTTCTCCAACAAGTGGCACAGCCGTTATATTTGGTGTCAAAGATTTAACTACGCCACCTAATATTTCTTGATTAGGATTATTTATAAAAGTACCTCTAACGCTACCACGATTACTAGGTTCATTCAATATAACCTCTGTAACTTCAAAAGCTTCACCTTCAAAAAAATCATACTGCGATGAAGCAATTAATTTTTTTACCATAGAACCTATTCTTGAAAAAGTTGGTACACCAGTATCATAAGACGTAGTTGTATCTACTCTTCTTTTTCGTCTATAAGCCATTAATTTACCTTTGTTACTGTTTCAATCTTATTATGTATTTTGTCTGATTCTTGTTGTAAATCTTTTATTGTATCTTCCATACCAGAAAGTAATTGTTCTTTCTCTGCTTCAGATAAACCAAATTCATCTTCAGCTCCTGCTTTACCTTCAGCTGAAATTAGTCTTTGTACAACTGCTGCCATCTTGACAAGTTGGTCATCGTTTCTAACATTGATTTCTAAATACTCTTTAATCATAGGTACTATCTGAACTGCAGTATCACCGTCTTTTATAAACTGCACAAGTTCTCTTGTTAGAACATCAAGTTGTTTTCTGTTATGTTTTGTATTGTCGTAAATGTCTTTAAATAATGATGATAATGATTTACCATCAAAGATTTCATAATCTATTGCCATAGTTCACCTAAAATAGTTTTGTATACTAATAAATATAGTACATATAAAAAACCTTCATATATAAATATATATTGGTTTATATTATTTCATTACAAAATAATTATTACTGAGGGTTACTCGGTTCATAAAATAATCGATGACCCTTTTTTTCTTAACTAACGGGAGATAACCATGAAGGAAGTCGTAACAATGGTCAAAGGATATATTGATGATTTAGCTCATCTACTTATGTCCTTTGTAGCTATAGGTGCCATTTCTGAAGTAATATTTGGAAGCGGTATCTTTGGCGTCAACGTTATAGGTAACCTAACATCCATCATTAACAAGTTCGGCGAGTCGGGTTTCGCTGGGCTTGTCGCCTTGTTGGTGTTGGTGGGTTTATTTCGAAAGTAGGAGCGAAATAGTTCTGTATTCCTACAATTAATACAGAGCAAAAAAAGAGGGAAGTGTAAAAGCTTCCCTTTTTTTGTTTATGTGAGCCTGAGATTGGATTCGAACCAACGACCTGAACATTACAAATGTCCTGCTCTACCAACTGAGCTACTCAGGCTTTTGACTACATTCATTTGTAACCTAATTTAGTAGCCCGTAGGAGAATCGAACTCCTGTTGCAGGAATGAAAATCCTGAGTCCTAACCACTAGACGAACGGGCCATTGTGGAGCTGACAGGAATCGAACCTGCGACCTCCTCCGTGCAAGGGAGGCGCTCTCCCAACTGAGCTACAGCCCCATACTTTGTGTCAATCACGACACAAGTTTACTTAGGTGAAAATATTTTCTTAGCACCCTTCATAACAGCGTCAAGAAATTTATTATTCTCTGTTGTTTTTTTTAGTCTATATATTCTTTTAGACTGTTTATTAATTGTAGTGTAACTAGTGTCGTCTCTATAATTATTTTTATTTATTTTCTTTTTTGTCGTCTTTCTTTTTACTGCCATAACAGTCTCCTTTAAAATATACTACCAGTGTTAGATGTATCGATACCACCTGTACCTGAAAACTCTTCTAACATATTAAAGTAGTATTTTTTCATTTGATTAATAACTCTTGTAATATGTTGAGTGTTAGAACCAGTCATTTCACGAATCATAATATACAAAGCTTTCTTGTTAAAGTTTTCTATGTTCATTCGTCTTCTAAATAATTCTAATACTGCATCAGCCACTAAAATATCTTTTTGTCTGCGAAATATATTGGTTATGTTATTATCCCAATATTCTAACATTTGACCTACGAATTCTTGATTGAAATCATTAATTTCAGTTTGTTCATTTTCAGAGTATACATTTCTTTTATAATCAAGAGTGATTATATCATCGTGTATCTTCATCTTTTTATAATTATTGTTATTATTTAAAATTAAATAATTTTTACCTACT